AGCAGCAGGAACAGGGTGCCCAGGCGCACGTGCAGCGCTGCTACAGCGACCGCGATACGGCCCTGGCCGAGCGCGATCGCGCCCTGGCCGATGCAGCCACGCTGCGCCAGGCTCTGGGCGAAGCCAAGGCGCAGCTGGTGATCCTGCAACTGCAGGCCGAACAGTTCTCGGCCATCGCCGAACGCCTGGCCCAACTGGAAGCGCGCCTGCCGCAGATCTGATAGCTGTCTCAGTCTTCGCCTGTGTCGCCCGAGGCCGAGTCGAGCAGGGTACTGACCTGCGATCTGAGCAGCTCACCGGCCTGGTAATAGCCCATCAAGGTGTTGACCGAGCGGTGGTCGGTCATGGCCATCACATCGGGAATGGCCATGTTCTGGCGGCCGGCCTCGGTGATGAAGCCCGAGCGCAGGCTGTGCGCCGCCCAGTCGCCGGGCAGGCCAGCCAAGGCAGCACGACGCTTCACGATCAGGGCGACATGGTTGCCGCTCAGGCCGTTTTTGCCCGGCTTGCCGCCGCGCTGCAGACGCACGAAGACTGGCCCGGTAGCGATGGCGCTGGCCTGCAACCAGGCCTGGAGGGCGAGGGCAGCCTGACCCCGAATGGGCTTGTGGCGGACCTGGCCATCGCGCTCGGTCTTGCCCAGGCCCAGGCTCAAGGCGTAATCACCATTGGGCTGCCGGATCAGATCTTCGCAGCAGATGCCGGCCAGTTCGGCCCGGCGACGGCCGCCACTGCTCCAGCCAACCAGCAACAGGGCGCGGTCACGCAGACCGCGCAGGCCGTCATCACAGGTGGCCAGCATGGCCTGCAGGGGATCGGCAGTGGCCGCGGTTTTCTTGGTGACGCGTTCGCCTTCGTGTACCTGGGTGTTGCGTGCGCTGCGCAACACCGTGCGGTAACGGGCATCGTCGGTAGGGCTGTCCCAGCCGCGCAGGCGGTGGTACTTGCCCAATACGGACAGCCGATGGATGACCGTGTTGGTCTTCAGCGCACCGTGCTCCCGCTTCACCCCCAAGGCCACCAGACGACGATCGATGGAGTGGGGCAACTCCAGGGCAAGCTCCCGCTCCTCATCGCGGCGTGGCAGATGATCAATCACGAACTGGATTGCCGCAGCCACCGGCATGGCTTGTGCACTGATGTCGGCGCCAAAGCGCAGTGCATACCAGGCCTGCAGATAGCTGAAGGCAGCGGCATAGCTGCGCATGGTGTTCGGCGGCGTACCTTGCTCCAGGAACTGGGCCACGGCGCGTTCAGCACCTGCGTCGAGGAAATCAAGATCCTGCGTTGCCAATGAGTTCAAATTGTCATTGAATTCAGTAGGTTCTAGGTCATTTCTCATGTACTAATTATAGTTGATAACGACCACTTATCACACCTATATGACAGGAAAAACAGGACCCGCCGTGCACTGGAATTTGCTCGTCCTGAGCACTGATCGAGGTGGCTCAACCGGTCGCGGTGGCCTTGCTTGCCCGTAGTATCTCGATCCCATTGAACCACCGCAGATCCCACGTTACCGCTACAACCAGGTCCGTGGAGCTGATTGCATGCCGCCACATCACCGCCAGTGGTCATGACGAGTAGCGAATGATGCGCCAAGCCTTTGGCAGCACATCCAATTTTTTCACTAAAAACATAAGAAAAGCCATGCAAATAAATGTTTTACATAGGCTTTTAATCGATCATTGACTACACATCCAGATCAACCGAGGGCCTGCAACCCTCGGCCCGCAGAGCACACACCGTGGCGTCATCGCCAGCACCGATTCACCGTGCGACTGCATCACCCGGAAAACTCTTCCACAGCTGCGTCCAGATGCTTGCGCCGCCAGCAGGACCTGTTCTCCAGGTTGCCCGGATCCCGCCCACATCCACCCGGTTGGCCAGGGGCACACGGCAACAATCGACACGATTGGCCCGTTGGATTCTGGTGGATTCTGCAGGGCCAAGACCCTGCCATACACGCAGATTTCAAATTTTCCAGAGCAAGCCCAGGCTGCCGCATAGCCATTTGGATCGGCGATGCCCAGGACGTCTCCCTGTGACGCAAGGTTCAAGGTCCAAGGTCCAAGGTCCAAGGTCCAAGGTCCAAGGTCCAAGGTCCAAGGTCCAAGGGCATGATGCCGCCGCTTGAATCCCAGGCAAGCTGGCAGCAGTGATTCAGGTACAACTGGATACCTGGCGTGCAGACTTTGCCAGAGCCTGGCGAACTTCCGATGGCGCCATGCGCGCTATCACCGCTGAAGGCGGCAGCTTCAGCTCTACAATCCGAAGCGGATGACACAGAGGGTCAAGCTGCAGCAATCCAGTTGCTGATTGACCATCTGCCAAGCCGCGGTGAGGAACAGGAGCAAGCCCATCCGATCGCCGGATTCGGTGCCATTGGAATCATCCACAGCGCCAGCTTGGACGCAGCTTCGAGCCCGAATAGATAACTTCGCATAATGTATATTATGTCATTCGCCAAGGGTGCAGCCTCGCGCTGGCGCTACTACTGGTACCTCATCAAGGTCGTCCTGGGCAGCATGATTGCCGGCCCCCTCAAGATGAGACTGGCAACGTGATGGACAACATGGGCAACCACGACTGGGCCGGCTGGCGCTGGAGCGCTTCGGGCCGGTACCTCATATCGCCAGACGGCGACAAGATCACAGCGCAGCGGCTGCTCGGTCTCATGTGGCGAGACTCACAAGAGCTACGGCGCGCCGGGTTCGCGTCCAGGCAGAAAGCCGACACCACCGGCACGAAACGCGCAGCTTACGGCGGCCAGAAGGTCAAGGTCGTCATCGTTGACCTGGCCGACTGGCACGAGCAACGGTTCGGCCGTTCCGGCTGACCATACCGTTTTGGATCCATTTGGTATGGAAACAACAAGGGGCCGGAAGGCCCCTTGCTTGGTTTTCGAGGGTGGCAGATGGTTTGGGCCGTTGACAGTGCGTTTGGGCCAGTTGCCCAGGGGGCCGATGGTTCCAATGCGCGGGTGATGCGTGGAGCGTATTCGTAGGGGCTGTGCCCCTACACCCCCACTGCCCGGCTGGCTATCATGCGGCTGACGACAACATGCAGGGGGATGCATGGACAAGGAAGTTGAGCGCGTACGGCCGGAATACCTGGAACCGATCGGGAAAAAGCGATCGGGATTCCCATTGCTACTGCTGGTTGGCATAGCCGTTGCTGTGCTTGCAGCGCTTGGACTGAAGCAGCACATGGAGACACAAGCTGCTTGGCGGGAACGGTTCGATAAGGCCCAACCCAAGGCCCCACCAACCGATCCAGCCGCAGATGAAGAACGCAGGGTGAGGCTTGCGGGTTTACAGGAACAAAGGCGACAAGCCGAGGAGCGTTACATCAGGGACCGGTTGGATGAAGTCGTTAAGGAAGAAGAGGCCGGCAACATCAAGTGCATCCAAGGGACAGCATTTAGGCGGATACCCGGCGGATGGGAAAACATCCCGAACATTCGGTGCTCGAACTGATCAAAGCGTGGATGTTGGGCCTGTCCAACTTTCTGACGCATAGCCCGGCGAGCGCGGGAACACATCTGCCCTCTGCCCTGGCGCATAGCCAACGGTCACTCCCGCACCGGCAGCAGCGCCGGGGTCACTCGCTACGCTCGCAATCCCAGCGCCGCCGCCGTTGCCGTCCAACCTGTAGAGCCTGTGCTCAGTGTCGCGGACGTTGCTTATCCGCGGCCAAGCCGTGGCAATGATCACGTGGTCGCCGGCCTCCAACTTGACGCCGAACTTTGTCCAGGACACCGAATAGCCCAGCTCGGTCACAGCCTCAACGTCCAAGGATTCGAGCGTATTGCCAGAATCATCCACCCATTCGACCCAGCCGCGCACCCTGCCCGCCACCTCGGCACGGGCAGCAAGGCGCACCCTGCCCCGGTCTGCCAGCTCGGCAACATATCGCTGCTCAGGCGTCAGGCCCTTGAACGGATCAGGCGGCTCGGGAGCCGTTACCGCCTGCGCCACATTGACGACGCCGGCAGCGGTTTCGGTCTGGACGTAGTTCCCGTCCAGATCGAAGCTATGCACGCCTTCTGATGCCAGGACAGATTGCTCGACCGGCGCTTCATCTTCGGATGACCCGAAGAAGAAGCCGAGAAATGCCCAGGCACCGATAGCGGCCGCAACGACAGCGGCGATGGCACGCGGGGCCATGGCCAACCAGACATTGGTGCCACCCTCGTCGTAGACCTCAGTGTTTTCTGATCCCGGCGCGTAGCCGTGATAAAGCGGATAGATGGCCTTGTCGTACTTTTCCCGCTTGCTGCCGACCACCTCATACTTGCCGGGGCTGGTTGCGTGGTGATAGGTCACCAGATAGCGCCCCTTCATGCCCACAGCGGTCAGCTTCTGGAACGTGTTCTTGCGCTCAATGCGCGCCCTGATGGCCTGATGCACGCGGTTGATCCACTGGGTCATGATGACGGCATCGCCGCCATTCTGGCCCAGCAGTGCCCAGAAGTTCTCAACGCTTTCGTGCAGCGGCTGCCGCTGATTTACATAGAACTCGTGCACTTCGTCAATGACAACCAGCGAATCCTTGAACTCGTCCGGGATGCACCACTTGCCGGTTTCGTCCTGGTAGCAGGTGAAACGCTCCCTAACGTCCTTGGTATCGATCAGCTCCAGCAAGTCGCCCACTTCCTGCACGGGCATTTTGAGGTACTTCGCGATGGCTTCGACGTCCAACCCGTTGAGACGGGCAAAGACCCTGCGCCGCTTCTGCAAGGCCGGCAGGATGTGGGCCTTTACAGCGTCATAGCTCTTGCCTGCACGCGGCACGCCTTCGTTGAAAACGAGCATGTCACCACTTCCCGAACGTGACGATCTTGCGGGTCACCTTGAACACCGCGCCTGCGGCGATCAGTGCCAGGCATTCGCTGATCTTGAAGGTTTCGACGTACCAGCCAACGGTCGGGCCGGCATTGCCGAGCAGCGAACCGATGCTGTGCTGAGTCATGAAGCTGGGCACCGGCAGGGACTCAAATGCCAGGGCAACCAGTTCCAGCATCTTTTCCAGTGCGGCAACTATCAGATCAGTGAAGAAGGCTTCGATAGCCTCCCACAGCTTCTCGATCAGGCCCCTGATCCAGTTGGTGAGATCATCCAACCACCCTGCACGCGGCGCGATCATGACAACGCCCAGTACGCTGCAAGCAGCGCGGCAGCGGCCATAAGCACCCAGCCGATGGATTGAAGCGCGGCGAGGAAATCGCCGGAGCAATGGCCATCAAAGCTCATGGCCTCCCAGTACGTGCTTGCGCTGATGGTGAACACCGGGCAAGAGCCGCCGCCATCGGCGCTAAAGAAACTGGTGATCGCATCGATGAGCGGGCTATCCCCTACCCTTTGACGGAACGTGCTGAAGATGTCAGAGACAGTCTTGCCATCGGAGGTGTAGAGGTCACCGACCTGGCCCCCCGGTGAACCGGGACCATCGTCGTCTCCATCACCATCGCCGGAACCAGAACCCGAGCCGGAGCCGCCACCGAGGCCAGACCCGGAGCCAGAGCCGCCCTTACCCTCGCCACTGGCACCGCCACCCGATGCGCCCTGCCCTGACGTGCCGAAGCTAGACGTGTAATTGGTGACCGTGGAGGTAGTCGGGATACCCGCGATAGCTGCTGTGATCTGTGAGACAGCCCTTTGCACCCAATCGCCACCATTGGCCGGGGGCAATGAAGGCGGCTTCGGGGCAACGTTTTCCGGGGCCTTCGTCGTGGCCTCGTTGCCGCTGGCCTTGATGCCATGCTCATCAATTGCCCAGCAGAACTCTTTGCCGTTTGATGCCTGGGCGCAGGTGCGGCCATCAGGCTTGAGGCACTGGGTCAGATTGCCTTGCTGGACACAGGGTTGACCGTCGTTACCGCCGCCGTTGTCCTGCGGCTCAGGAGTGCAAACGTCGCCGGTGGGCAACCAGCCGTCCATGTTGTAGAACATGGGTCCATTGCCGAGCTGGACACCTAAAGATGCTTGTGTTCCTGGACGAACCGCACAGCCATTGTCACAGGATGCTGGTTCAGCATCAGCCGCTACGCGGGCAAAGCCGCCAGATGTAGGCGGTCGTAGCGAACAAGTCTTAGTGGCAAGAAAGTATGACCTGACGCCAGAATCGTAGTATGAGGATGGAATGATGGCTTTACCCCAATACCACGCATATCCAGTGGCACCAGAATATCCGGTGGTGTACTCGCAAACGAGGCCGGTGACGTTCGCCTTTTCAGAAGGAGTTAGGGCAGTATTGAAATACTGTTGCAGGCCTGACATGCAATCTGCATATGCGGTGCCTGCATCGCAAGAACCACCGGGGGGGCAGACATTGGTTGCACGAGCAGTGCCGATGCCAAGCCAGCCTAGAACCAGCGCGACCAGGACAACGGCCAGACGACGGGCGAAAGCACTGGCGAAGATACGCGGGAGGTTCACAGCGTGAACCCCATCGCGACGGCATGGCCGCAGGCAATGCCGAGCAGACCGCAGAACAAGCACATGATCATCAGCGCCCCCTCCTGTAGCGAGCAACGAAGAACCGGGCGACCTTGGGAGCAGCCCAGCAAGCGAACTCAATCTGTGCCCACAGCGCAGCCGCTGCGAGGATCGCCAAGCCGGCAAACGCCGGTTCAATGCTGGAAATGATCTGCTGGAAATCCATACGCCCTCACAAAAGCCGAGGGGGAGCCGAAGCCCCCCCAAGGTGATTAGCGACCGAAGAAGCCGGCCACCTTCTTGGCTGCCCAGGAGGCGAAGCCGACAGCAGCGATCAGGGCGCCGGCACCAACGACGGCGGTCACAGCGGTGGTGGTCGACAGACCATCCAGAATGCCCGAGAAATCCATTTTGAAGCTCCTTTCATTGAGTTACCGGCCAGAGAAGAATCCAGACACGGTGCCGGTGATCCGTGCCAGGACAAACCAACCGATGACCACGCCGGCAGAACCGACAAACCAGCTCGCCGCTTGCGCTGGCGTGGGCATCGCGAATGCTTGATTGATGAGGCCGTAGACAGCGTGCTCACTGGCCGACAGCAGGACGAAGCCGCTGCACTCGCCGACAGGCTGACCGGTGGGGATCAGCACGCCGGACTGGTCAAGGTGCACGCACAGGCCCATGGGTCAGGCCTTGGCCGGTGCCGGCTTCGCAAGCGCCCAGTGCTTGGCACGGGTGCTGATCGACAGGGCACCGAAATCGCCGACCCAGTAGGCAGACGGCAGCGGCTCGTACTTGCCGACGGGCAGTGCCTGGTCACCTTCTTCGTGCTGCAACGTCACGCGGCGAGTTTCACCGGTCGGCAGGGAAACGAAGGCACCCTGCTCATGGATCGCGTATTCGCGACCGGTCTTGCGGCTGGTGCCACGCTTGGTGCTGATGTTCGACTCGCGAACTTCGATGGTCAGGCTCATGGTCTTTACTCCTGCGCTTTCTGCGCTTCGATATGCCCAGTCGGGGCGAAAAGGATCACTGACAGCAGTTGGGCCGCATCCTCAGGACGCGAGCACCACGGGGGCAGCTTGTTGCGGGCCGTGCCCAGGACAAGGCGGGACAACGTCGCCTCATCACCGCCAGCGGCGTGCAGCATTGCGTTGATCATTGGCCCGTACTGGCGGCGGAAATGGCGCACGGCGCGCTCAGCGTTGGCGAGCAGCTTTTCCGTGGCGATGCGCAGGCGCTCACCTACCCCGCCAACGAAATCCAGCACCGGGTATGCACCGACCAGATACGGGGCCGGGTCGGTCAGCATGAGCAACGACAGCTCGCAGCGATTGCTTGCCGAGAACTGCCCCTCATAGCGCACCCACTCGCTATCAGGCTTGCCCTGTTCCCTGCCCTTTTCGTAGACGCGCAACTGCTTTTCGCTCTTGCGGCTGCCCACGTAGAAGGTCTTGCCGGTCTTGTTGCCCATGTCATCAATCAGGCGGGCCTTGGGCCGCTGGCCACGGCGGTCAAAGTCGCCATCGTTGTAGCGGTCAATGGCCCACTGCACCGGGTGACTGCCAGCGAAATCATCGGCAGCGATATCCACGCGGGTCAGACGTGCATCCAGTGCACCGAGCAGTGAAGCGAGCGACGACCACCGCTCCGCATGGTCATCGCCACTGCTCGCAGTCTCGTAGATGCGGCAACCGTCGCCGGTCAGCTCAACGCGGGCGGTGTAGGTGCCGTCCTGGCGCACGGTGTTGAGGCCACCGAACTCCAACAGGCCGACATGCTCACCGGCAGCGCGAAGCGATACGCGCCAGTTGTAGAAGCGGCCACGCGACACGTCGCCAAGCTCATACAGGCCCGGGAACAGCAGGCCGGCCAGAGCCTCGGCAACCATGGCAGCGCAGTTGCCGGTGCCGTTGAGGTCGTCAAGGATTTCCCGCTCGTTGTCCAGGACACCTCGAGCGTCAAGGGCAGCGGTCAAATCGAAGGCGGCAGCCACCCAGTCGATCACCGTTCCCACTCGTTCAGTTTCACTGACTCCCCTGTTAGACGAGGGGAGTCCCACAGCGCCGGCCACCTCAGACATGTGCACCCCCGCCGAAATACACAGAGCGGGACGCACCACAGACGCAGATCACGCGGTACGTACGACGCCCACGCAGCAGCCAATTCCAGTAGCGCACGCGGCCCACGGCACGCTCGGAATCGTCGCCGTAACGGCACTTACGCTCCCAAGCGCCATCACCGATGCGCTGCTCAATTTCGTAGGAAACAGCCGGGAACGGCTGTAGGGATGCCGCGACCTGGGCATCCAGCGAGAAGCCCGGCACGGTTTCCACCGGCTGAGTGAAGCGGGCCAGTACTTGGTCCCGGCTGACGAACAGCTTGGGGTTGCGGGTCATACACGCCCCCACTGATCAGCCATGGCAGACGCAATCCCCTGGAAGGTGCGGCTACGCTCTTTCCAGCGGTTCGGGCCGGGAGGCATACGATGCACCCGATTCTCACGACCTGAGACAACATCGGTCGGGGTGAGCAGCGGCAGGCCTTTCAACCAGAGGCAAGTTGCCTTGGTTTCGCCGTGGCCGAACTGCCAGGGCTGGATGACCTGCGAAGGCTTTGCGATGCGGCTGGAAATGACAGAAACAGGGTTTTCAAGCGCGATCCGAGGAATGGGCGCATCAAGAAGACGGCGCACGAAGTCCAGGGCATCGG